AGTTAACATTTTAGATACTTCTTGTATTTTTATTTTTGTAGCTTTATCTTTAACATTTTTAGACTCACCAATCAATAAATCTTTTAATTCATTTATTTTAGAATTATAAAAATCTCTCAATCCTGGGGCAGAATCTACTGAGTTGATGTATTCTTTAAGTACTTGTTTTTGTTCTTGGTTTAAGCCATCATACTTTTCATTAAACTTTTCTAGTAAAATTCTATATGTTAATGACCTTAAATCTTTATCGTAAGTAGCAAATTCTTTTAATACTTCATCTTCAGGTTTAGATAGTTCTGATTTTTGATTTGTTAAATGTTCTAATAAATTAATTTTATTATATATTAACTGTTCATTATCTGGGTGGGAGGTGTTAGTACTCTCCATTAAAGTATAAATAGATGCTAAAGTTTTATAATCATTAATCTGGGAGCCAAAGAAAGTAACTAAGTCATAATGTTGTTTTATTTCATTAATCAAGTTATATTTTTGTTTCTTTAAAACACTTCTATTTAAATGTTTAGAATTTGATATAGTGGTTTCTATATACACGCTAGCATAAGATTCACTTAAATTTTTAGATTTTAAGATTGATTCATACAATCTATATTCACGGCTCAATTCACTTTTTACAAAGTATTTCTTTAAAATATCAATAGCCGGAGAATCTCCACCTTTTAATGTGTCTGCTGTGATCTGTCTAACTAGCAATTCAAAAAGAACTCCAGTGTTTTTATATTTAGAATGTTTGATTTTCATTAAAAAAATATATTTATTTATAAATATTAACCTTTTAGTTGAGATTCATCAAGGAGTGTACTATCATCTTTATCTTGCTCAAAGATTAATTTCTTTTCGCTCATTTTCTTAAAAGAATCTATATTTTTTAGATAAGTAATTTTAGCACCTTCTAAATTTAATCCGGATTTGTTAGTATCAGTTCTACTATCTCTTGAATCATTTTTATCTGTATCCTTCATACGTTTAGTCCCTAGTGGGTCTTTACCGAAATTGCTATCTTGTTTACCGTGGTTTGAAATGGAGTTTTGAGGTCTTCCTAATTTAGGATCATCCTCACCATACCCATCAGGTACATTTGCAGGGTCGGAGTACATTCTTCCTTTACCATATAATGAAGCTAAATCGTGAGGTGTACCATAGGATTTACCAGTATCAACTGGGTCATTACCTTCGGCTTCAATTTGAGCATTTCTAAATTTACGTTTTGAATCTTGTCGAACCATATCTCGGTATTCATCAAACTGATCTTCACTAAAATGGTAAACATTATGGTAAATCCAATCGGAGGGTACTAAGCCTTGTTCTAATAATATACCTGCTAATTCAGATTTTGATTTTAACAACTCAATTCTTTCTTGATCGTAAATGATCGATGGAGTTGTCATTGATAATTCAAAATTTGTCAATGTCTCATCTGTATAACCTTGAGTGTATAAGTGTACTAAGGCAATTTTATTTAATTCTGATAGTAATATTCTTTGTATTCTATCAATAGTACGTGCAAATCTAATATCTTGAGCGGCTAAAGTTGCTTTACCTTCTACCCCTTCTTCATACCCCATAAATGCTTTTGGTACTTTAAGGGCAGCAAATAATTTATCTCTTAAATATTCTACATCAGCAATACCATCATAAGCTAAACCTGGTGTAGTGTCAATTTTAGTAGCAGAATCATTACCTCTTACTGGTACATAAAAATCTTCAAGCATGTTTTGCATATTATACTTTAAGTTATACTCACCGGTTTTTTCATCCATCATAGGAGTACGCTTCATATTATTGATGGTTTTTTGCATAAACGCTTCTACTTCATTTGGAGGTATAGAACCAACATTTATGTAAAATATTCTTTTTTCAGGAGCACGTGCTATCCTATGGATTAACATCGCATCCTCCATTAAAGCATATTGTTTATATAATTTACGAGCAGGTTCTATATACGATCTACCATAAGGTAAATAATTAACATCACCCACCATTCTAAAGTGAGCCATTTCATAGTTGTCATATGTAATACCATTTCTATCATCATCTGCTCCATTAACACCTGCTACATTATAGTAACCACTTGAAGAACCACCAGAAAAACCTTCAGGGTTCCATTTGAATTTTATTTCAGCCGGGTTTTTAGGATTTGCACCCTCTATTCTTTCAATATGGTATGCTGTGTAAGGGATTACATTGTAAACACCAAATTTTTCAGCAATCTCTAATTTTAAGAAAAAATCACCATACTTACACATTTGTCTAACCCACATCCAACCATTAAACTCTATATTTAGAATATCATAAAATAAATTATATAATATCTTTTGTATATCTTCATTTGAGCTTCTAATTTGAACTACCTCACCCATATCATTTTTTAATGTAGATTCATCCGCTATGATGTCTAAAGCAGAAGCGATAATTGCATCCTGGTCCATTATATCATATTCTGAATATAAGGTGGTTCTTAAGTATTGATAGTTTAAGTTAAATTGGGCACCATATAATGATGTAGGCATTGTAGAATAAACTCTGTTGAATCTATCTACTAATGCATTAGTTTCATATTCTCCACTAGATTGAATATGTCCTGAATCAATGGTTTTTATTTGACTCCCCCCTACATTTCGTATTACTACGTCTGTAGAGAATAACCTTTTTAACCTTGAAAATACGCTTTTATCTGCCATATTATTATATAATTACTATTATTGTTATAAATATTATTTAAAGAGCCAACTAATATCCTCTTTACCATGTTCTGTTTTCATTGAATATGGGTTATCATATGGGTTTGGTACTCCTGTACCATAACCACCCATATAAGGTGTTCTGTTAACTGATATATTATTTAGTGTTTGTTTGGTTAAATCTATACCTCTTTGTCTAAATTTAAGTGCTGTGTCTCGTACATACAATGCTATACCGAATGCCATAACTAAATCATCGTTATATCCAGTTTGTGCTTCTGCTCTACCATTTTTCCAAATAAATACTTTCATTTCCTCTACTAACCTCTTTGAATGTATTGTAACACTTCGATCACTAATATATTCTTGGAATTTACCTATTACCATAGGTCGTGTTTTAGAAGACATTGTAAACCCCGCAACCATTTTTGAGTGGTCTTGATATGTATCAAAATACGAATCAACTGTTGCTTCTCCACTCCGTTGTGAATAGTAAAGATTAGCATATTGTCTATCAATAGCTACTTGTATAGTTGCCCAACCAATATTAGCATTTTCTATTACTAACATTGCATTATTATATTCAGCTGCTATACCTACTAATAAATGTCCAAATTCTTTTGTTCCAATTTGTCCTTTATATTCAGCTACTTGTACACTATTTTCAATATCAATTACATGAAATCCAGAAAAATCTTTCCCATCACCTCGGGCAACATCCGCTACCACCATGTAATCTCTGCTATAATCTGCTGATTCCCAGACCCATAAATTTTGGTCTGCTCCTCTACGTTCTAATGGGTCCTTAATGTGGGTTTTTTCATAATATTCTAAATATTCATTATAAAATACTATATCACCCGAGGTACTAAAATCACAATCACATTCCTGTGCCGCTAATCTAGGGTCACCTAATAAAGCATCTTGAGCATCTCTCCATGTTTGGTCTCTTTCGGGGTGAACATACCAAGGTAATTTAACAGGTAAGAAATCGTTTTCCCCACTTTCTGCTTTAACCCATGTTTGGTGAAACCAATTACCTGTACCATAAGGTGTAGATAATACAATAGCTCCACCTCCTGTTGCTAGTGTTTGTTGGGCTGATGCCCATGTCTCCGCAATATTATCAATAAAAGCTGCTTCATCAATGATTAGTAAAGATACTGCTTCTGAACGTGCTGCATCGGCATTAGAAGATTTTGCTTGTATTTTTGAGCCATTAACTAATCTTAATGATAATTTATTGTTTTCAGCAGAATCTACTTTAAGCCATGAGGGTAAGTTTTCCCACATAAATTGGACTTTTGTTACTAAGTTTCTTGCTGTTGCTTGTGTAGTTGCTAATGCTAGTACATTTCGGTCTTTATGAAAGGTCATTAACCATAAAGAATAACCTGCGGCCAAGGTTGATATACCTAATTGCCTAGATTTTAATATAGCAGTATAATCGTTTTTTTGGAATAACGTTAAAACTTTTTCTTGAAATGGGTACAGGTTAAATTGTATGCGACCACGTTGTGGATGCTGTATATAACAGTATTTACGCATAAAATGTATAGGGTCCTTAGCGCATTTGAGATATTCTTGACGTATTACTATTCTTAAATCTGACATATAACTATTTAATTAGTATAGCGGTTCCTATTACAGCTATGATTCCGATTCCTCCTATTAATTTTGTTTTTCTTTTTTGTTTAATTAAGTCAGATATTAATTTTTTATTTAAATCATCAGTAAGAGATAATTGGGAACTTTTATTTAATAATATTAAATTAAGATTACCAATTTTATAAAGAAGGCTATTTTCAATACTATCTTTTAAAACAATTTTACTTTCTAATAAAGAAACTTTATTTGATATTATGAATAATTCCTTTTTATAACTATCTCCAGTTATTAGATCCTTAATTACTAGACGAGCTGTTGGTTTGTTTAATCGTATCGAAGTGCTGTCTATAACGTTCTGTGAAAAAACGTTCAAGCTCATCATACTTATAAAGATCAACATTATTAATTTTTTCATTTGTTTGGTGTCTTAATATAATAATTTTATTATCCTGTAGGTTAATTTCTCGGTCTAGGGCTACTATTTTGGTATTTAAAGTATCAATTTTAAATGTTAAACTTTCATTTATACCGTGTAGTGAATCTATCTTAGTTTCTAACTTTTTTATTTTACTATTATGTTCAATAGTATATTTTTCCTCATTTGAAGAATACATATTAAACAAATAATATACTCCAAAGAATAATATTGCTATATATATAAACCTTTCTTTAGATGACATTTTTTTCTAATTTAGCAACTAATGCTTCTAATTCTTTCTTTTTAGGTGTTTTTATTTTTAGTTGGTCTTTAATTTTTTCTTTTTCGGCACCATCTGCTTTACTATAGTCACGTGCTAAAGACTTCATTTCAGTAGTGATGTCTTTTAAGGCCTTAACCGCAATATCTAATTTTTTATGCTTACCTCGGGCAGCATTAGCTTGTGCAATTGCATCTTTCTCGGATTTTGCATCATCATCACCATCATCCTCATCATCAACGTCTTCATTTAACCCATAATTACCAGCATTATCTATATACCCTTGAAAGAATCCTTTTCGATATGCTTGGTGGTCTGGTTTATTTTTGAATCTAGACTTAATGTTTTCAAATGCTTCTTCACCAGCTTTAAAGCCCATTTCTTCAATATCGGCTAGACCCATATTAGCTTCTTCTAGACCCATCTCTTTGCTTAATTTAGAGGTTTTTTCAAGTTCTTTGTTTAATTCCTTTTGGTTATTAACATCTTCCATTGATGCTTCGGATAGGGAAGAAAATATTTCCCCTTTTATAAACTCTTTTAATTCAGATCTTTTCATTGTATTGTTTATTATTATTAGATTTTATTATAAATATGTTAAAGACCAGTAATAGTTAAAATTTGTTGAATGCGTTCCTCTGTAGATCCTGATATCATTTCTAGATTGCCTGCTTTATGACCATATTTTTGTATTAAGGATACAATAGTGACATCAATCATATTTCTATAATTCTTATCTGTTTCTCTTACCCCGTTATCTTCAATCTTTAACCCATAAGGAGATATGTAAAATATATAATCATATTCTCTAATAAACTCACCAGCATATAATTCAAAGGAAGTAATATCTTGATAGGGGATGGATTTTGCATTAAGGGTAAATGCCATTACATCAATAACAGTTCTATCTGTAATGATATTTTCATGCATTAATTCACTACAACGTTCAGCTAAAAATACTGTTTGACCCTTTAATGTTGAATCGGTATTCAAAGGAATGCCTAAGGACATTAAATGTTGACTACGTTCTGTTGCGAAGTTATAACCCTTAAATTGATCCAATTCTTTCAAAGCATTAACTAATGTAGTTTTACCTACACTCATTGTACCACATAAACCTATTTTCATAACTTATTTATTTTAATTTCTATGTTGTGCTCCTTTTGGAGCTGGTTGTTTGTACCAAGGTAAGCCGGTTTGTTGTCTAATTGCTTCTTTATGGTCCTCTTCAGTATAGGGAATGCCATAAAGATAGTATTCTCTCTTTTTCTCATTACCTTCGGGTATCAAAGCGGGTCCGGCCCAATTGTGTAGTTTACCATCCCAAATGTATGCTATAGTCCCATCTGCTTTTTTTAATTTTTTGGATTGAGGGAAGGGTGTTTTTTTATCTGCCATAATTATTGTTTATATTAAATATACGAAATATATTTTAATTAGCCAAAATATACTCAGCAACATATGTCCCTTGTGCACCACTTACTGTTATACCTCTAGCGGAAAGTGCATCCCCAACAAAATGTACGTTTGGATACTTGGTCAAGGCTAAATTAGTATAATCAACAAGTGGCTCAGGTGATAGATATTTTACTTCAGGTACATAAATACCCCAATCGTTTTTTAATGTTGGGAATATTTTCTTCATATCTTCTATGAATGACTCAATATACGAATAAGTACCTTCAAAAAGTTCCCTAACTAAATCTAAATCTTTAATTTGGCGGGATGATACAACCTCTCCTTCTGATGTTGTAGATGGTTTACGTGTTGGACTATAATATAACCCGGTTCCATTTTTCTGTAATTTAGATACTACGTTTCTAGACCACTCGAATGGTTTTTCTATTCCTTGTACTTCCATTAAGATACCAAAATTAGTCATATTATTTCTAAATGCTTCATCTTTTTTAGCGTGGCCATTGTACGAATGATCTCCATATGTTTCTTCAACGGCAACATAAGCAGCATTATTGTTTGTACAGAATGATCTTAATGATACACCTTTATCTTCATATTTTCTATATAATTTAAAATCATATGAAATATCAATTAATTTTTGGAAGTGTTTTTGTGGTGCTTCAAATCGAACACCTATTTGTACGGGTTTAGGTTCAGTTGGTAGATCATATTGTTCTGCTAACTGTTTACCAAAATCAATACCTGATTTACCTACCCCAAAGATAAGTGTATCATATGAAATAGGCCAATTTTTTGGATTTACAAAAGATTCCTCCTCACCAATAAATAATTCATTATTATCAAAGTCAATAGATGTTACTTTAGTTTCCCAAATAAATTCAACACCACCATCTACTAAAAAGTCATACCAATTTTTACCAATTTCATGTAAATAATCTGTACCAACGTGCCATACTGGAAATAATCTTAAACCAAAATAAGGTTTAATAAAATCAGGTTCTGCTTGAGGATCTGAGCATTGTACTTCTTCTGGTTTAGGGTGGAAACGTTTGAAGTTAGCTATAACTTGGTCAAATAATTCCATTGCTTTTTCTTCACCACAATATTTGGTTAATTGACCACCAATTGCTGTGTGGTAAGTTAATTTACCATCAGACCAACCTCCTGCTCCTAGGAAACCTTCCATTACTTCACTATATTTTCTATCGTATGGGTTTTTACCCATATCAATTATGGTAATTTTACCATCAAATCCATTATCAATTAGTTTAGTAGCAGCGTTTACATTTGCTACTCCGGCTCCAACCATTACTACATTTTTACTCATGTGTTTTAATTTTTTACTAGGTTATAATATACGAACAAAAAGTGGAGTCTCCAAATGAAGACGCCACAGATGTCAATTTATTTTTAATCGCGACTGGCTATGAATCAGTCTATAAATTTTTATTTTATTTTTTAGTAATGTAAACTTTATTACCCTTTACACTAAAATCATACTCCGGAAATCCTATTTCACTTTCAATATCATCTATAAATTCTTGGGGATCATCATATCCAGTACTTGGAGTTATATTTAATATAAGTTGGTTTCCATCAGGAGATAAAATAAAACTAATACCCAAATCAATAAATCTACCCTTTGAGGTTTCTGATGAAAATCTTAATCCTGTATCCAAGCTGGATGCTAGGGATTCTATTTCATTTGGGGAGAAATTTTCATTTAACTGGATTCCTGCTAGTTTTTGCATTCTTTTAAATTCTTCGTTTAATAGCCTACCTTCCGCTAAATATTTTTTTAAATCGAAATTGTCCATTTGGTTTTATTATTTTAGTTATATATTATAAATATTATAGATCTAAGAAAAAGTCTAAGAAAATTAAATTTGTTTAGAAGATTTAATAAAATTCTTAAAATCTTGTTTTAATTTTTCACTAAAAGTTTCAATTATTTTATCTTCTCCATACTCCATTATCATATTTTGAGGGATTTCAACACACCAATCAAATGTTATCTTTCTAGTTGGATTAAAATCTTTATCATAAGTTATAGGAGAAATTTCAAAATCAAAACCTTCAGAAATTTCTAAATTTTCTTTTATTTTAGGAAACATATTATTGTATTTTTATATATTTTCTTTCATATGGGTTTTTCCCCATATCTATAATAGTAATTTTACCGTCAAAGTTATTGTCTACTAATTTTGTTGCAGCATTTATACCTGCTACACCTGCTCCTACTATTACTATTTTCTTGTCCATGTTTTATTTTATGTTTAAATATACGAAAAAAAAGACCCAAATCCAAATGATTGCGCCACAGATGCTTATGTTTTTTTTATTTAAATCGACTGGCTATGAATCAGTCTATAAATTTTTATTTACTATGTCATTAATGACTTAATAGCTGGGAACGCATTAGCAATTGCTTCGTCTGATTTAGCTAAGGTTTTTAAAGATGATAATGCTGAGTTAAACCAATCTGCTTTTTCTAAGCTTTCTACTGCACTTGCCCCATAACCCGCAGCCATACTACCTACTATAATTGCATAAATAGCTTTAACTGTTATATCTAATGTTTTTGGGTCTTTAATAAAGAATGCTAAAACACGTTTAATTGGAGTTTGAAAGGCAACTTCATTATCATGAGCCCATTTATGAACTTTTTCAGCAAAGTCTTCACCTTTTTTCCAATTTAATTTTTTCATTAATTTAGCAGACATTTTAGAAATAAATCCTAAAACAGCATTACCTGTTAAAACTCCAGCTATAACAGATGTTACTATAGCTTCGTTTAATGCTTCAGGATTTTCTGCTTTTTTATCTTTTAATTCTTTACCTATAGTAGCTGCTAATTGATTAGCAGCATTTTGGAATTCAGCATCGAAAGCATCTTCTTCAGGACCTTCATCTTCAATTTCTTCATTTAAATTTTCATCCAACTCATCCTCTTCATCATCTTCTCTATACCCTCTGATAGGACCATCATAATCACCACCCCAAGAATCTACAATATCACTTTGAATATCATCTATCCACTCTTTAAAATTTCCCCCATCATTACTGATAAGATCCATTATTAAATTAAGTGCGTCTTCAGGTTGGTTTTTTATTAAAGTATCAAAATAATCTCTTATTTCTCCTTCTACTGTTCTTTCAGTGTTTTCTTTTAATAATTTACCTTCGGCTAAATATTTTTTTAAATCAAAATTATCCATTATGCATTTCTTATTTTACCAGTTATAAAATCTACTAAATCATCTTTAGCATATCCTTCCATTCCAGGTTCGGTCATTGGACCACTTTTCCATTCTTGGAAAATTCTAATAATTTCATTTACATGATCAAAAAGATCAGGATGCATTGCTTCAACGTACCCACCAGTATCGTAATCTTCGTCTTCGAATTCTTCGTGAAGTTTACCTTCAGCTAAGTATTTTTTTAAATTAAAATTATCCATTTATTTTTATTTTTAAATCTGTTGTACCTTTTAATACTCTGTGTACTTGACCTTCATGTATAAATATACGATCTCCCTTACTGACAGCCAAGGGTAATTGATCGTCCATTTGTATTGACCACCCTTTACCATCGAGAATTTCTATATGTCTGTCTTCGGCGTCTTTATGCCAAACAAGTTCTAATTTGTTTAAATCCTTAGAAAATGTTCTTATATTACCTTTATTAGTGTATGGCTCCATCCTACCAAAAAGTATTCATGTTAGCCCCTAAACCTAATGCCTGAGCATATCTAGGTAAATTACAAGACCAATATCCTGGGGTTGTTCTATCTTTTTTATCTTTACAGTTGTGGCGTGCTGCAAATGCATTACGTGCATCTTTGTTTTTAATTTTAGCTCTTAAACCACCGGATCCAAAAGTTACTTTTTTAACTTTATCTCCATCTTTAACGTAAACATAGTATGCTTTAGGCCCACCACGTTTTGGTTTACCTAATGGAACATCTTTACCTTTGAATTCTGCTTCTTCCATTGGAACACAGTTGTCAACAGTTTTACCACCTTTCTTTTTAGTACCTGCTAATTTGTATCCTTTCCAACATGCCTTCCCATCAATACCTTTAAGTTTTTCTTGTAGGACTTCATTCATAGACATATTGTCTATTTCATCACGTACCCATTCTTTTTCACCGGGGCCTAATTGGTCGTAATCCATACCAAATTCTTCATTTGCTATGTCATCAAAAATATCCATTTGTTCCTTTAATGATTCTCCAAATTGTGGTCTACCTAATTCTTTTTTTCTAAGTTTAGATTTCCAGTTAGACATATCATATTCATCCCAATCTTTGACTGGTTTATTATTTAAGTAATGTATTTCCTGTTGTGTATCCGAAAAGAATTTATTTACTTCTTCTTGACTAGGCATATTAGATTCCTCTAACATAGGTAAATCTAAAGGTACAGATTCTCCTTCATATAAAGCAAATTCACCTAAATGTGTTTTAATTAAATGCTCATCTTCTTCACATAAATTAATTACATTACGTGAATACATTTTTCTAGCTTCTTTAATTAAAGATAAATGTTTATTTGAACCAATACGATATACAGTTTCAAATAATGGTATTTTTTTATCTATGTGATATTGTAGACCTTCAGATAGTAAAGATTTAACTTTACCTTCTGTTAATAAAGGTCCCTCATTTGTTCCGCAAGTATTACATCCGCATTTACACATAATTTATTTTTTAGTATAATCACACATTATATGTGATGGGTACAAACCTCCCTGTTTATTTCTAATATTAATTTTAAATTTATAAGTAGGTGATTCAAATGTAACATCTACTCGTTTTCCATTGCCACCTATACCACCATAATAAACAGTAGGAGTGGAAACATTGGATGCCGTATCAGCATATTGTGAATTTATCTCTTCAAATTGAGACGATTTCCCCCCCGCTTTAACCATATAATAACCTTCACCTATGCCAGATTTTACTAAATTTGTAATTTTAGCAATATCATAATTATTATTAACTGAATCCTTATTTAGTTCTGAGAAGTTGGTGTCAGGATAATCATTAAATACTTTACAAAATGTTTCATTATCAATACCAAATGTATCTAATAACGCTATACCATCTGAATTTGTAATTTTACCTGCTTTAATTTCACTTGCAGGTAAAAATTTAGTTACTCCTGAATTGAAAAATGTTAAGGTGTTTCCAAATTTAGCAGATAAGTAATATGGTTTAGTTTTATCTTTAAGTATTGTAATGTCGGTTAAGGTTTCAGCCGCACTATTATTAGAAAATTTTACTACAGGACCACCAGACTCAAAATCAAGTGGGCGAGATTGATTTTTACCACCCTCGGGTTTCACTTCAAAATTACCAGGTTTTAATCCTAATTCTTTAGACATTTCAATAATCAAATCAGGATACTTATATTGGTCTTTATTTGATTCAGAAATACCTTCAGCATTAAATAAATTTAAATCTGCTACTATTTCACCTTCAAATCCTAAACCTTTTGAATTTACACCTCTGCCTCCTCTTGAACCCTCCCCCCATTTAATCGAGATACCGTTCCACTTACCACCAAATAAAGCATCTAATTCTATGTCTAACTCATTATTTAAATATTCAATAAATTTAGCATCACGTTGTAATGAACGAGAAATTTTAGCTATATTAGGGGAGTTTGGATCTAATACAAGAGGATCATTAATAGTTAATCCTGGGTATTCTTTTATAATTTTAAATAATTCTTTAGTTTTAGGATTAGAAATTTCATCTTCTGTTGTAGGAAAAACACTAAATGCCTCTCCTACTAAGTCTTCCATAAGCGACTCCAACAACAAAACATCCTGATCATTATTCATGTCAGGATATCCTTTGTCAAATTTATAAGCAAATTTTGTAAAAAATTTATCGAATATATCCATTATACTTCTACGTCTACGTTAACATCTGTTTCTTCAGTTTCATCTGTTTCTTCACCACCCTCTACTTCTGCTCCACTTACTGCCCCATATTGTAATATACGACTAATAGCTTGACAAGCATACTCTTCTTCATCAAGATTTAACAAGTAGTATTTTTTACCTTCTACTTGAGCAATCCAACTTCTAGTACCATAAGTTAATAAAAATGATTCACCATTTAATAATACAATTCTAAATGTTGATGGTTTGGGTGATACCCAATCAATTCGTTCTAAAAATGAATCGAATTCGTGGGTTAATAAACTAACTATAATATCTTTTAATTCTGGGAATTTTGTCAATTCATCATAAGCTAAGGCAGCATCGTCTGCTTTAGATCTCTCACCTACTACTTGTATTGCTAGGCCACGGATTTTTTCTCTTAACTCGGCTTTAGTCATTATTTAGATAGTTTTAAAGATGCTTGTCTTACTTTTAATTTTTTGATTTCTTTTTCAAACCCCTTAGGATTTTCATCTTCAAGTTTTTTGATTTCCTTTTCTATATCTTTATCGGCAACCATGTTTTCTTTAACTGATTTACCTTGTTTAGATAAAAATGACGCTACAGCCATTTGTATTTTTTTATCGTTTGATTTACCTTTAAATTGTGGGGCATCAGAATCTTTAAAATCTTCAATGTGTTTTTTTACTGATGATTTTTTAGTTAATTTTTCTTTAACTAATTTTGATACTCTTTCATCTATAGTAACTGATTCACCTAGCATATTGGGGTCTATGTTAATAAAATCATCGGATACCGCAAATACTCTTACTTTACCATTTTCTAAATCTGATATTTCAATATCTTCAAGGTTATATTTTGCTTCCAAATCTCTAGCTACGTCACCCGCTAATTTCATAGCTTCGGCAGCACTTTCTCTTCGGATTTGACCTGTCATTGTTTCTTTACCTAATGCAATTAATGAACCACCTGGTCCTAAATCATAGTCAATATACACATTTAGGAAGTTTGGGTGATTTTTATCTTTTACAAATCTAGGCATAGATACTCTTGCATATGATTTATCTTCATCTATTGATTCGTTCATGTCGTAATCACGAAGTTGTTTTTTAACTTTTTCTAACTTATCTTCTAATTTATTTAATTCATTACCATATCTATCAGCAATTGGTCCACCTTCTGGTTCTGCCTCTTGCTCCATATCCCTGAATAACTGCTCAATTTCGCCTTCTAATTCTGATTTTATAGCTCTTAAATTTAATGCTTCATCGTAATCGATTCCACTCCTAGATGGTTTTGGTTGAGATGCTTTCATCTTATTAGATCGAAACTTCATAGCATATTCACTATTATCTATCTCACCAATTGAATTTTCGGCCAATTTAATTTCATTATCTTTGTTAGCAACGTTAGTTACTTTAGTACGTCCTGTTCCTTTATCATATGCAACATTATAAGTAATGCTGCCAGAAGATTCTCTATTAATACCCGTTATTTCACCTGGACTTCCAAGATATTTAACTTTGTCTCCTTTTTTAAATTGAGGTTCAATATGATTTCCGTATTGGTCAGTTTTAACTTCTTTTAGGTTTTTATCTACTGAAGAATCAAGTTCGAATTTTGAATATTTATTTAAATCATTTAAACTTTTTAATTCAACTCTTTTACCCTCACTATCTAACCCATAAACTATAGCATTATGTTTACCCATTCCATCTGAACGAGTACCTTTAAGTCTTTGTTTTAATTCTGCTCCTGCTCTACTTTTAGAAACTGAAGATGATTCTTCAATTTCACCTGCGGGTTCAATATTAATAATGGCATCAACTTTTCCTACTCGCTGTTCACCTTCTAAATAACCAGCTACTGAATCTAAATAATCTTCAGCTTTGGTTAGTTTAGCTTGAACCCAAGCATCTAATTGATCTCCATCTCCAATAAGATTTTCAATTTTTGAAGCGTTAGAGTGAATAGAACGTAATTGAGAGTTTGCCATATCTGATTCATCATCAGCTTGCATCCAATCATCTTCGTTTATTGATTCGTAAAAGGCATCAACACCAAATTCAATTCTAATTTCGTCAATTGCTGTTTCAGCTGCTTCCTGTTCACCCATACCCGTAGTATGAGCAAGATTTTTAATACTTTGGAATACATCTTCCATTGCCGCGGTAGCAAATTTATCTTCTTTTAACTCACCAACTTCAGTATTATCTTCTGCTGTGTTTGCTGATACTTCAGAACCATAATCGGCCCCACCTGAATAGGATTTGTTAGCATCAAAGTCTAATGTAGAACCTTCAGGGGATGAATTACCACCTTCAAGGGTTAATTTAATTAGTTCTCTTAGTTTTTCTTGATTCATACCTTCAACTTTGTTTTTTGCTTGTTTAGTAGCTATACCGTACATTACTTTTTCAGCATCTTTACCGTATTTTTTAACTAAAGCAGTTTTATTTTTAAGTAAACCCTTTAGAGCAACTTGACGTTGCTCTAGTTCGTTTTCCGTAAGTTTACGCTCGTTAATCATATTAATTACTATCTATTTCCTACTACGTATTCTCTAGTAAAAAATGTAATTGTATTTCCTATTTGGTCTGATAATTTATCGTTTCCTATGGCATCAGCTGCATCCATTGCTGCTTTTAAAGAATCTTGAATTAATTCTTCTTCTGGGGATAAACCTACTTCAACTTTTACTTTTGTTGCTGGTTTTTCGATTTCAATATCGTCAGCTTCAACATCAACATCAACTTCGTCTTCAACGTCAATATTAACATCAACTTCTTCTTCAGCTTCTGATAGTGACAATTCAGCTAATATTTGTTCTTTGATTTTAGCTTTAAGCTCAGATACTTTCATTTTAGATAAAGTATCTTTTATATCGTCTTTAGCATCATCAATGTCTTCATTTATTTCATATGACTTGGTACTATCCACTACCGCTTGAACGAATCCTTTTCTGTATGCAAAGAAATCAGGTCTACTATTAATACCAATTACATCCTGGTTAAAATGCATAGCTACTGATTTTTCTCCATCCTCGTAGCCTGTTTCTTCTAAATCGGCTAAACCAATATTAGCTTCTTCTAGACCTAAGTTTTCAGTTAAATCTTGGTGAATTTTACCTTCAGCTAGATATTTTTTAAAGTTAAAGTTGTCCATTATATTGTATTTTATTTATAAATATTAATTTTTATTTTTAGAATTGATTTTTATTAGTTATTAGAGATTAAAATTAAATTTTATACTAGGATAAAATATTTTTTCTCCAGGTTCTACCTCGTAATAATTAGAATCCTGAGTAACCTCAAATCCATCTTTATTGTTAATTATATTAATAAGTTCTTTCCAATCTCTATCTTCGAACTCACCTCGGGTTCTATATGTTACGGTGCCAAACCCTTTACCTTTTAATGGGTCGTTGTCTTCTCTACCACCCGCATATTTGTTTATACTTACAGATGGGTTACCGCCGTGTTTAGACATTTCCTTTTCTATATCTTGTTCTAAAGAATTAAACTCAAATATATCTTCGTTTAAATATCTCTTAAGGTTCCATGCGTGTATGTCAAAAGTATCTTTCATAATTGGGTATTATATATGTTATAAATATATAAAGTTATTTTTTTAATGATTCTAGGTATTTTATAACATCTTTGATGTTTTCATCTACTCTTTCTGTATTGACTTTACCCTTCCAAGTTTCTTTATCTCCGGCTTCTGAAATGAAACCGTCATTGGTTTCTTGTAATTTATCAGCTACGTATGCTCTAAATTCTAGTATCTTATTATCAATTTCAGAGTTTTTTATTTCACGTTGGTATTCTTCCCATTTTCCTTCTCGCTTTAAATCTTCTTCTTTTAAAATAACACATTTAAAACAAGTTTTATGGATTTTATAGTAAGGTTTATCATTTTTATTTTTCATTACCTTGCTACACTTAGGACACATTAAAGGCATTAAATGTGCCTTTTTCGCTTTATCTAACTTTGTAATATTTTGTTTAATTCCATCCTTAATAGTCCAAGTACGACCATCACTTTCCCAAAAATCACCTTCTTTATGAAACTCATCAGGTTTAGAGTAACCAACACCTATTGTTGTTTTTTCACCATATTTACCTTGCATTAAATTTCTAAGACGTTCTACATCTTTTCGTGCAAACTCTTTTTTTAAAACATTATCTTGACTCATAAACTTAATTTTTGTAACTGTTGAATTGTATTAGCTGTACTAGTATGTAATATACCAATTCCCCCTGCAGCTTCCCACTGATCTATGTTAACTTGTCTATCGTCTATTAATATTGATTCTGGGGTTGCTAATTCTTGTTTTTGACTGGCATAACGTAATATTAATTTTGTACCTGGTATTTTATGTTTTACCCATACCGCTTTACCTATTCTTGAAGATTCCTCACGTGAGGGGGCTGATAGTAGTACAGGGTCATAAGGTTTAAGATAAGCCCATAATTCTTGTCCCCCAGGCATCCATTTTAGTCCTGCCCAAAATCCAACTCCAGCTTTAGAAATCGGATCCCAAAAATCATCTCCTTTTTGAAATTCACCTCGTAAATCTATACCAGTTAATTTTTCATATCCACTTTCAAAGTCGGCTAACACGCCGTCCATATCACAATAAATTTTATAATCCATAACCTTTTCGTTTTCTTCTAACCCCATAGCTAATTCACGTGCATACGCGTTTAAACCAAATGGGTCTTTATTTTTCTTTTCTTCTACTGGGGTGTTATCGTGCCCACATTTATGACACACAAATAAATCATTACCACCACTTACAATATCCCAACTCCAATCACAGTTGTCACATTCGATTTTATCGCCTACAATTGCTTCATTAACCAAATCATTATATAGTTCATCATTATCCAAAATGATTTTTCTTCTTAATTCATCCGATAGAGTATTTCCTTTTTGGATTAATTGTTTTAAAGTAGTAGTATTGGGGTTATAAAATTTATAATTGTAGAAATCAGGTATGTAAGATGAATCATACTCATCACCAGCATATGTAGTTCTGTAATCTCTATCTTTAGGTGTAAGTTTTTCCACTTTAATATTGGGGGAAGCACCTGCTATATATTTTTTCCAAACGGCTTCAGCTGGGGCTTCAGTGTTACCCCTTCTATCCGATTGTAACCCCTTAGGGTAAATATTAGCCATTCCTAACTCATACATTAAGGGACCATACCCTTTTTTAGCTGCTACGCCAGTTACTTCATTTCCATAAGTATTAATATTACCTAAAGCCTCATTCGTTTTAAGGTTATAAAGATTAATTTGGTTATCATTTCTTGATAAAACAACTACCATGGAATCTGTAACTTCTTCTTTAGCTTCTTTAATTCTATCACCTACAATTGCTTCATTTAAACTGTCAGTCCAATTTCTGAATGTCATTGTACCTTTTAGGTTAGCTTCTAGTAAAGTGGTTGGGTCTATAGGTATATCCCCTTTCAAATACAATTCTTCCCCTTCATAGTTATCCATATTTATTAAATCTTCAATAGAATCAGGACTATACATAAACCAATTTATATATTTTTCAAGGTTTTGGGGTTTAATTTCGAATTGAATTTGAAATTTATTTTTTTCTCCATATTTTCCGGGTTTGTTTATTGTAATATTAGGGAAACTATATGTGGGGTTATCTTTAAAATATTCAGGAGTTTGTCTAGATGTTAAAGGTGAATTTAAATACCCTATAAACCCATTTGGGTATTTTGATTTTAATTTATTAATTAATTCTTTTTTAAGAGTAGGTAACATAGCTTTTTTAGCTGTTGCTTGTTTTTCTAAATTATCATTTATTTCGTAAGGTATATTTTTTAATTCTAAAAATTGTACTAAGTTTTTAACACCTGATTTTTGGAGAGTGTTCATTAATAAAACACCCTTTAAATAGGGGAAAATTGGAATAAATGAATCATTAGTATAAACTATAATTTCTTCATATGGGCCACCATAGGGTATAGTTTTATAATCTTTAGATAGTTTAGATTTATCTACAACTAAAATACATTGATTTGAATTTTCTTCATCTGCAAATCTTTCATTCTCCTCTGTAAAAAACACTACGTTTTCATAATCAGAAAGAATTCTAGATTCATCATACTCAAAAAATTGATTAGCTCTATTGCTTTTTAATTTATTAGACTCAATTATTTTTTTACATGCTAAGTATGAAGTCCAATGGTATATTTGGTTTGAATTTTTAGTTAAATTTTCATTTAAGCTATCAGTCCAATTTCTGAATGTCATTGTACCTTTTAGATTAGCTTCTTGTTCTAATTTATCTAAATTATCGTCTTCTTGAGTATTTGTTGTTGTAATTTCACCTAATCTACCCTCTAGATTTTGAGTGTGATGAACCATTTCATGTGAAAATGAACGTACTATGTCCTTTGGGTGTCTACCTTCAGTATATAACACAATAGACATAGAATTTGGGTCATAATATGCCGTTTTACCAAGAAATTGTTTAGCATTTTCACTATCACCATTTTTAAACACAAGTTTAGGTAAAGGTTGTATATTCATCCCTTTATCAATCATATGTTTTGTTAATTTAGCTATTTCTCTTTTAAGGTCTATATTTTGAGAATATGAAGCATTTTCAGTTAATATTTCTTGAACTTTATTTGATACTATATTATATACTTCTTCTACTTCTTCATCTGATAATTCAGATGGGACGAACGGTTTAAATTTTTCTAATGATATTTTAGAAGCATTTCTAGCTGCTGTACCTGACACCCCACCTCTAGTGATGACAGTTTCTAATCTCATATTAGGGTATTTATCTAGTGTTGTAGTTCTAGAAGCAATATCTTTAAAATCTTCTTCATTACCTTCTCTAGCACCTATAACAAATAGTACTAATTCCTCAGGGTTATTTTTAGCGTAGTTATATACTGCTTGAATTGGTGGTTTAGGACTTAATTGTATTTCAACCGAAATAGGTAAATATTTTTTATAAATGTCCCAAATTAATAAAGATTCGTCAGGGCTTATACCATCCCTCTCTTTACCCCCAATTAAGACAATAAATTTATCTATATTAGGGTTTTTATTTAATGCAGTTTTTACTACTTCAAAGTGCCCTTTAGTAGGTGGTTTAAAACCACCCCCATATACAGCTACTTCCCTTTGTTCATTTTCAGGTAATAGTCCTTTTATTAATTCGTTAACTAAACTCATTTAGATAAAAATTGTTTAATTCTCATTTGTGCTTCTTCTTTTGACATTGTATACTCAATTACATCATATACAAAATCGTCGCTTAACATAGCTTGAATTTCTTCTTTATCTTGAGCCTTTTGTTCATCTGATTTCTTTTGTTGAGCAGGTGTTTTAGGTTTAGTACCTGTAGGTGTAAATGGTTTAAGATATTTATCTATAATCTTATCTATATCCTGCATTCTATCATCTAATGTATTAGCAACTGCTACAAAATTAAATCCAAATAAATCAGCGTATTTTGGTAAATTATTAGTCACATCTTTCCAAGTACGCATTACAATTGCAGGTGATAAACTTCTATCTTCACCCCCAGATTTTTCATAGCGGGATTGGTTTTGAGATAATGAACGTTCTAAATCTGTATAAACATAAAGCATAAATACACTATATCCTGCTTCTTCTAACTCGTCTTTTAATTTAACTGTAGTGTTATAAGATGCAGCTGTACCATCTAATATAAATGATTCTTTACCTTCAATAGTAGTTTGTAAATTACCTTTAAATTCTTTATTTGCAGCTGCCATTTGTATAGCCTGTTGACTTCTTTCTTCGGGTGTAGCATTTTTTAAATCTAATGATACATTTGCTTTTTTAAGCAAGTTAATGTAAATATCATCTACATTCATTATTTTTAGACCTCCTAGATCTAAACCACGTAAAATGTACCCTTTACCTGCTCCTGGTGCTCCTGCTAAGATAATAGCTTTTGGATTACCTTGTGCTTCTTTTAATAATTGTATTAAACTTATCATACTCTTGGTTTTCCGAACATTGTTTTTTTATGTGTTTTTCCGCCTAAAACTCTATCATATGAACCATCGTCATACATTTTTATTTCTTTACCCTTAAGTGCCTTAATAATTGTATCTTTATCTGTAACTTGTACTACACCTCTTTTTCTTAAAATATGTTCCATAGCCCCTGATGCCTCGATGTAGTTACCAGTGTTTTTAAGTTGGTTAACTGTATGGTCTATAGATGAATCTTTAGCTGATCTTGTACCATCATGTCCCATTCCTACGTGTTTAACACCACCTAGTCTGGATTTAGTTATAGTAACAGCATCTATTTCAGGGTCATCATCTAAATCGATAATTTCATAATCAGAACCTGCTAAATCACTAACTGATTTGTAGTTAGGATGACCACCAATAGGTCCATAGGCATTTTGAACTAAGTCTAGGATGTCATTTTCTACATCTTTAAGTTCACTTGATGATATAGATTTCCATTTATTTTTAGGTATATCTAATTCATTTAGGAGATCCATTAATTTGATCATAATTAAGCATGTTTATTATACATATTGATAAAAACATCAAGTGGCGTTCTATGCCCCATATCCTTAACTTCGTCAATTGTAGTTACATTATCATATACAGACCATAATTTTTTAGTTAATTCAGGATCAATAACATCATCTTCAGTACCTAAAATAATTGTACGTTTATATTTGTTGTTGTAATATTCATAATCTGGGTCTATTTCTCTACTATGTAAAGCAGGATTAAATAATAAAACATCAACCCCTAATCTTGAACCAATAATATCCGCAATATAACCACCCATACTAGAGCCTATAATTAAATCCGGTATACCAAATATGTCATGGATAAATTCATGTAAGTCTAATTTATCGTAATTCATTTCAGGAGCGTAAACCATCCCTTTTGTTGCTAGGAAAGATACTTTAGTACCCCCTTGTTCACTTTCTAAACCGTGAAGATATAATATTTTTTTCATAACCTTTATTTAATTCATTAAATCATTACTTCTCTTTTCGTGGTCGTGTTCACTATATAATCTTAGATTTAAATAATCACCAAATTTTGAATAATCCCCTATATAAGACATATCTTCTCTAATGTCTTTATCATATGAAAAACAAAAATCATATTCCTCTTTTGTGAGGTATTCTTTTGTATTCATAATCTCTTCAAACCTAAAATATTCTTGTTCTGCAATGTAAAGACTTTCTGGACTCATCATAACCTTTATTTTTAAATTAATTGTTGTCATTATTAACAACCCGTAAATATACGAAAGATAGCCCGCGTAGCCAAATTAGCTCGCGGGTATCTTCAATAATTTATGCTTTCCTTTTAGATGTTGTCTGGAATGTAGATGTGTATGGGGTTGGTTTAGGATTTTCGATATCAAATAATGCCTTAACGTGTTTGAATATTTCTAAGTTTTGTTCTTGTGTACGAGATGACTCATATACTTCCCAATTTTTACCTTTTAAACGTTTTCCAGTTTTATCTTCACCTCTTGATTTAGATTTTAACCATAAAACTCCTACACGATCAATCTTTTTACCATAACATTCTTCATAACACTGAGCATATATTGCTCCTTGTAAGTCATAGGTTGTTTGTAATTGATTAGATGTCTTAAAGTCTATAATCCAACGTTCTATTTTTCCATCTATTTCTAATTCACATACCAAATCGCACGTTCCTGCTACCTGTATTTTATCTGAAAATAAATGTACTTCTGCTTCTATTAATGTAGGGTTGTAGGTTTCCCAAAAATCAACAAATCTAAGGAACATTTGCCAAACGTGTGATGGCATTTTAGGATTACCATTATCATATAAAAATGTAATTTCTTCCCCATTTAACCAATCTTCAATCATTTCATGAACTAATGTACCTTCTTCAGCAGCCTTCTTAACAATCCATTCAGCACTATATCCTACCTTTTTAAGCCAGTCTTCAAAATATTTACCTTTTGGGTAAGAGCTTAAAACATGGGTTACGGAAGGATAATACCTACCATTACGTCTATAATACCTAGAATCAGGCATTGTAACTTGTTGGTAGTCGCTTGAGATTTCTAATAATCTTTTGTATGATTTTTTTATCATAGTGATAGTTTATGTTCCATTAAATCATAGTAGGTTAATGGTACAGTTGTTTGTATTAATTTAGTGAAATTTTCAAAACCCATTTCACTCGGGTCCTTATCTTGTAAATCCACAAGATAGACTTCTTTACCTTCTGCCATCAATTTATCACAGAATTTTAAAGCTTGTTTAATTGCATCCCTATCTAATGCAATATAAATTTTATCTACTACAGATGTAACTATTTTTTTCATTAAGCTGTTCTGTATATTTTTTCCTAATAGTGGGATTGCGTTCCTTTTTATAGCAATAGCATCAAATGGTCCCTCACATAAAATTATTGGTATATTCCAGTTAATTAAATGTTCATTGGGTATTACGTCTCTACTTGATGGTGGGTTTCTGTATTTAACGTATGGTTCTTTTTCAAATGAACGAGCCGTAAAGTAGTTCAACCTACCATCTGCATCATATGTAGGGATTACAATCATATTTTTGTATAAACCTTCTTTACAATAACCTATGTTATACTTGATAATATCGTATTTACTTATATGTCTTCTTTTTAGGTACGCGAGTGCGTGTCTAGCCATTATATCGCTGTTATCAACGTTATATAGCGCTATATATTCATTAGGTAATACAACTGTAGACACGACTTGTGTTTCCTTGATTGATCTAGATGTTTTAACTAAAGATGATAATTCTTTAAATTTATCAACATCTACTTCTAATTGTTTAAATAAATTATATATAGTAGTACCCCGAGCATCACAAGCCCAACAATGCCATGGATTTTTACCTTCACGGTTTTCTGTTAGGTTAACCTCTAATTTGGGTTTATGGTGGTTACATAAGGGGCAATGATAAGCATAGTTATTCCTCGCTGTAGACTTACCTGAGCCTAAAACTGAGTTAACTAATGTAACTAATAACTGATTTACCATATTTGGTAATATACGTAATTAGATTGTGGTAGCCACGAAATCTATGAATTCAATGTCTTTTAAGTCTTTTGTAAAGAATTTACCTAAAATATTATCATTAAAGAATTCGTCTGGTTTTTCTAGTACTTGATATAACATTTGGTATTTAATTTCAAAATAGGTAAGTTGTTTTTTAGTTTCTACACATTTTAAAATGGTACGCTCAAACTCATCTTTTTTACCTTCAACTAGTAATTTTTTAATGTCAATTTGGGAACCATAATAGGTTTTCCAGTCTGATTCTTTAACTACTAATTTATATGAAGGGCGGCGACCTACTACCCCGGTTAGGGCTACTAGTTCTTTTTTACCTAATTTTTTCTTTTGATTGTGAAATAATACTTTTTTACCAATATAAGATTTCCCAGTTGGTTTGTGTGTTGTCATATAGACGAAACCGAATGTTTTTTCTGGGAATTGAGTAATATCTCCCATTGGGGTGGCTTTATATATCCAATTCATATTTTTGTTTTAAAGTTATTTATAAATATGTCAAAACTATTTAATAATGGAATATTTTTTAGGGGTGGTGGTTTTACCCGAGGATAATTTAAAGTTAATTTCTTGGAATACTTCTGTATCTTTTCCTAGGGTTTTAATATTATGTTGGATAATTTCCATATGTTCAGGTAAAATATTTTTCATATTCCCTAACTTTGTCCATAATTCTTGTGATTCTTTTCTTTGACCTATATACCAGCTAGTAAAGGCTTTTTGAAAAAGTAGCATATAATCCCCAGGGTACCCAATATCATAAGGTAAAGGGAGTTTGTTTTGATATAAAAGCCCTAAACAAGCATACATATAAGAATCTTTCCATTCTTCCTTTTTACTATGGTGTATGCTTAAATGTAAATATGCTTCGGGGCGATTAGGGAAATAAGCTACAGCGGTTTGTAGTTGTCCTCTTTCCCATTCAAGTCTTCTAGTAGTCTTATGTAATTGTTTCCATGTTTTTAAAAGACAGCAATAAGTCATTTCGGGGTCCTTAGCATGTAATAATTCAGCGGCTCTTAAAAAATAGGAATGAGCCGCCGCACCCTGACCTATTAGTTCATATTCTTCTCCTAATTGAGCATTAATATAAGGATCTAAAGGATCATTTACATAAGCATTTAAATATTTTTTTAATTTATCCATTTATCATATAATCTTTTGCAAATAATATTTTATTTTCAATATCTTTGGTTATACCTTCTTTAACATATTTAGGATTAATATACCAATCTTCATAAGGGCTATTTTTATCAGGGGAAATATTAGCCGCTATTAAAACATATCCAGCATTTTGTAGTATTTCTCTTGATTCTTTACGACAAGTTTCATCCTCGTCGGTATAAAAATCGTGTTCATAAGTTATAACTCCAAATTCTAATACGTCAAGTGGTATATTTTTTAATGCTAATAAAGTATTATAAGAGGGGTCGATGTCCAACTGTAAATAATCTATATAACGTGATAAACCGTTAATTCTACATAATTGTGCATAGTCTGTGGTTAAGGCATTTTGGAGTAAAAAGATATCATTTGGTCTTTCCTCTGCCCATTTTTCTTTTGCTATTTCTAATATATCCAATGAAATACCCCTCCAACCTAATTCAGAAAGTAGAGCAGTATTGTTACCATAAAATGGGTCTCCTGCTCCTATTTCCAAATAGGTTCCATTCTTTTTCCCATTTAAACAAGTTAAAACAAATAAATCTTGGTAACATTGGGAGTAGTTTTTTTCAATATTTTCTAAACCAGCAAAATGGGTTTTTAATTTATCTCCTTTAGTATACGTTAGAGGTTCGTGCCATGTAACTTTTGGGGTAATTTCAGTTTGAGGGGGTTTGATTTTAGATGAAAAGTCTTCCCATTCTATTTCGTTTAAAGTTTCAATAGGCATCCTTAAAGCATAAGCTGCGTTATCCTGGTAGCCATAACTAATAATAAGATTATCATCTTTAACTAATAAACCACAACAAAATTCAATCATAGCCCCCATAAATTTAAATGGTTTTGAGAGACTCTTTACGTTCCAATCTTTATCCCAAATTAAAAATCTATGATAATAATGAGCATCTTTTCTCATACCTGGGTGGTGGAAGAAATCGGTTTCGTGTGTTATACACATTCTATCCCCTTCATCTCCAAATAATATTACAGGGGAGCTTCCTCTTAACCCTAAAGGTAATTTTATTTTTTTGTCTTTTGATATAACTGTTTCGCAAGAAATTATATTAAGTATTCCCTTTTTTACAGATTCTGTAGATTTATCTTTAGGGTTTACTTTAACAATTTCTAAAGGATTTGCCCATTTTACAAAATGGTAAGGCATATCAAAGATAGGCATCCAATTTTTTTCTAAATAAGTATGAGGATTTACTTCGATTCTATCACGGGTTTGTTCTATACATATGTTTTTACCCCATTCAACCTCACAAAGTTCCATTCTTCCCTCTCCATTATCTTTTACATCCCTTCGTACACCACAAACGTATAATTTACTTTCCCATCTAAAAACTCTTACATCTTCTAAACCATGGAAGTCCCAAATAGGGACTATATCATTTTTTGCGGTATCTATCTTTTGGTATGTATCGACTTCTAAAGTATCAGGGTTTAATTTACATAAATAGTTCCCTGTAATAAGATGGATGTCATCCTCAGGATTTAGATATGATAAGCAACCCCACTTACAGTTGAATTTTTGGTCGAATTCACTATGATATAAGGTATAATGGACGTGTCTAATGTTGGCTATAATGTCTCCATTTTCTTCTTGAAAAAGAGACACATTACATAAACCCGTACCATCAATTAATTCACCTGGGATTATTAGTGGGGAAATTGAACCACCATTTTTTATGGCCAATTTTGCTAAATTGTCTATCACTTAGTTTTATTTTGTTCCCTCAATATAATATCTATTTTGGGGGTAGCCTAATTATATTTAAAAGTTCTAAGGAATATTTTATTTAGATTACTACATAATATTATACTTAATTAACTGGAGATATGGTTATGTGATAATTAAAGTAATACTAGCAGGTGTAATTAAAGAATTAATACGGTTTTCTATTTTGTCTTCAATAGAATTAACTTGATAATTACCCATAGCTCCCTTAGTCCAAGCCACTACTTGTTCGTTTGTTAAATTTTCAAAAGGGATAAAATCTGTAATATTCTTAGTATCTAATGTTTGTGTTCCAGTAGTAGTAGAAGAATAATACTCACCATCTGGTTTTAATTCATCTGATATGCCTTTGACTATCCAGTGTACTTTATATACTAAATTTGTGTGTCCTTCAAATTGTGGGTAAGCATCTACTGTTTTGCAGTCCCAGTTATAATTAATCATAATTTATTTGTTTTTATATTTTTAATATTATTTAGATTCTAAGATATCTATTTTGTGTTTTAATAAATCTATTTCCACTTTTAAATCTTTTATTGCTTCTATTAAAAGTCCTGAGATGTTACCATATGCTACAGATTTCATTCCTCTGTCATCTGTCCTTACAACTTCAGGTAGAATGGTTTCTATTTCTTGGGCTATTACACCTATTGATTTTATATTTTCACCAATCTTATTAAACTCTACACCTCTTAACTTTACAACTTTTTCAAGTGAATTATCTAGTGTTTTAATGTTCTCTTTAACTCTAATATCTGAGTAAGCAATTACATCACCCGTTGCTCTTAT